GAACCAAAACCACAGAGTGCTGATGGTATTGCATTAAGACATGTAAGAACTGCAAGAACAGAAAATGATGTTCCATATTCTATTCCAGAAAATGGATTTGAAACTTATCAAGCAGGATCAGGAGTTATTAATGTAACCGCACCTGGTCATGGTTTAACAAATGGAACAACATACAGATTTAGAGGATCACCAGCTTTAGTAACTGGTGGCGGTGGAACTTTTCAATATAATAATCCTGCAGACTTTGATGGTATCACTGGAGCTAATATTGCAAAAGCAGCAGGATATGCAATAACAACTGGAATATTTAGAGATGGTGCAAGAGTAAGCACCGATTATGCTGTAGCTAATTTCTTCTTCTTTACAGTTGATACAGATACTGCTACAGTTGGTGAAATTAAAGGAGGAGGACCGGGTTGCTCAGTAGGACCGGTTACATTAATCTCATGATTAAAAAAATTATAGAAAAAATAAAATCTTGGTTTAGACCTAAAGAACAAATGGATCCACATGAAGTAATGTTGCATCCTAAAGAATCAGATATACCTGTTTATAAAAATGAAGAAGAGGCTGTAGAAGAAACTGCAAAACAAAAAAAGATACGTTTGAAACATAAAGGTAAATAATGGCGGGTTTAAGTTATTCAGATTTAGTAACAAACATTAGAAATTATACTGAAACAGATTCTAATGTTTTAACAACAGCTGTTTTAGAAAACATAATTCTTAACGCACAATATAGAATTATGAGAGATATACCTATTGATGCAGATAGAAAACAACAACTAGGTAATTTAGTTGCTGGACAAGAATCAATTAACGCTCCAGCAGGAGCATTATTTATAAGAGGTATACAAGTTTACGATACCGCAGGATCAGAAACTACAGGAGCTAACAGATGGTTAGAGAAAAAAGATTATACATATTTACAAGAGTATCAAGATATAACAGGAACAGCAGCAGCTCAAGGTCAGCCTAAATATTATGCTATGTTTGGTGGTGGAACTGGAAACACAGATACCACATCTGGGCGTATAGCTTTTGCTCCAGTTCCTAATACAACTTATAGATTTAGAGTACACTTTAATAAAATGCCAGATACTTTAGAATCTAGTAATCAAACTAATTATATTAGTCTTAATTTTCCAAATGGACTATTATATTGTTGTTTATCAGAGGCGTATGGTTTTTTAAAAGGCCCAATCGATATGTTGACATTATACGAAAATAAATATAAACAAGAGGTACAGAAGTTTGCTAACGAGCAAGTTGGTAGAAGACGAAGAGATGACTATACTGATGGCACTGTTCGTATACCAGTAACCTCAGCAAACCCGTAGGAGAATAAGTTATGGCAATTACATCGGCAATATGTTCAAGTTTTAAACAAGAACTTTTACAAGGTAAACACAGTTTTGAGTCTTCAGGTGGACACACTTTT